AAAGTTGTCTACAAAGAAACCAGATTTAAATCTATTCAATCCATCACCATCAGCAACAAACATATTTGCCGTATTAGTTTCTAATAAAGAAAGAGTAGTATAATACTCAAGATTTTTAATTCTATTTTCAAGATTCTTGATGTCAGACATCGTAAATCTTTTACGATCTAAGAAATCAATTTGAGCTCCAGCAACATTATAAAGATAAGGTGGAAGTCTAATAGTTGCTATCTCAATAGCACCATCTACTGGAACAGGTTTTTGTGGATCTTCTGCAGGATCCCCATATTTTATTTGGAACTGTCCTTCTTTACTTAAGAATATTCTATCAATTCTTCCAAGATAGAATGAAAAATCAGTTAATAAAGATTCATCAGATGCTAAAATATTAGGAGCAGAATTTCCAGATGCATTAAAGTTTCTTCCTTTGAATTCAAGAGGAGATCTAGCTCCTTCAGAAACAGAAGAAACAGCACTTGCTCTAGGTCTAATATCAATTATATCTGAATTGGAAATATCATCAATTTTTGGAATATCTATACCATAATCATACTGATCATAAGAATTAACAGTTATAAAATCACCATTATCTCCAGAATCAAAAGATCCATTAGAATAGTATATTTTTATCTTTTTAGTTGGAGCATCTGAATCAGACTTTCTCTTAATCTGACCTATATTGTAAATAGTGGATTGCTGACCATCAACAAATGAGAAATTTGGAGATATATCAAAACTTGGAGAATCTAATGATGAAATTATTGCACTAGCACCAGATTCTTGGAATTGAACAGTTTCTCCTTCTTTAAATAAATGCTCATTTTGATAAATTACACTAATTACACTATCACTAGGTTTTTCTGCAACTATAGCTACAGCATCACTAGATTGACCTATAATTTGCTCACCAACTATCAATTCATTAGTTGTAGTTGATTGAGTAATAATAGAAGAAAGAGTAAGTTTGGGTGATGATGGATCACTCGTATCCGCTGATTCAAAAACTGATAATACCTCTATAATATCAGCATCATTTATAGATATATTTTTATCTTGAACTCTGGTTCCATATGGATAAGATCCATAAGTTAATCCATCATTTAATGTTGTAGTTCCAATTCCAGAAGCAGCATCTTTAGAATAATTAACAACTAAAGACTTAACAGCATTTCTTATTTTCTCTTTTGCTTTTGGTTTTTGCTTCTTGATGGTAGCAATCAATGTTGCTCCTTTATTCGCAGCAGGGGGATCAGATAAACCACGGATTTGGCAAGTATTTCCACTTCCAAAATCAAATTGATCTGATGTTAATTCATGAGTCTTACCATCTGCACCAATTAAAGAATATCTCTTTACACTAAATGGTTGGAAACTCTCACTAGTATCTAATGTAGGAACAGGAGTTTCTAATCTACCACTACTAATGTTTACATTAAATGTCTTTCTTATAACAACGGATGCACCTGTTAAATCAACATTAGATACATTTCTCTTAGAAAGTCTAGTGTATAATGTATTATCACTAGAACTATCTAATTGAGTTGCTAAAACTTTTAAATCACTTACTTCTTTAAATTGATTGACAGTAGAAACACCAGAAGCAGTTGTAGGTAATCCACCATTAAATACTCCACTTACTGTAGTAACACCAACAACTGAAACAGAAGTTGCATCTACACTAATAACCCTTGCTAAAATAGGATCTTCTGATATTGCAAGATCACTATATGAAATAAGATTACCAATAGTGGTAATACCTGGAAAATTAGGATTAGTGCTTTGTATCTTAGTACCTGCAGATCCTTTATCTACACCAACTGTAGCAATACCAACATCGAACAAAGAAGAAGGAATTACATTAGCACTAAAGGTATTAAGACCAACAGTATTATCATCAGTTCCATAAACAGATTGAACGTCTGAAACAGTATAATCAGTAATACCTATTGCAGTTCTTCCATTATCAATACCATTAATTATTAATTGCTCATTCGTAATAAAATTACCATTTTTTTCATAAACAGTTAAAGCTACTCCAGCAGAAACGGAATTTACAAGAAAAGCAGTAGCACCACTATCCTTTCCTTCAACAAAAGCAGGAACAGATTGGGTAATTGATTGGTTTAACTCTATTTCACTAAAAGTTTGTACATCATATAATGCAAGATCCCACTGATTCTTTTGCTTATCAGAATCTGAAACTTCATAAGTACCCGATTCAAGTCTAAAATCATACACCCTAGCAAGACCAACTTCTTTACCAGAAACAGTTTCCGAATTAACACCAACTCTTTGATCTCTTAAACTTAGAACATATGTACTACCAATACCTACTGTCGGAGTTCTAAAAACACTGTTTATCTTAAGTGTTGGACCTGTATTATAAATTATTGATTGATCCTTTAGTGTTTTTACATCTCTTGGTTTAGGGACATCAAGGAATGTTGGATTTAATGTTTCAATTTCATATCCTTTAACATATGCCTTACCTGGAGAAAGTTTATATAATGCTAAATCGTCACTTGGAGTTTCTCCACCTGTAGTAAATTGACCTGCTTTAAATATTCCCCTATTTCCAATATTATCATTTAAAGATTCTAAAAGAGTAACATCAAAAGGTTTCACATCATAATTACCACTTTCATCATATGTTCTTCTTGCAAGAGTATCAGTTAAATCAAAGTTGGATGAATAAGGTGAGGTTCCCCCTAAAACTGCTCCTCCACCTGCACCTTTTCTTTGAGTTTTTAAAACACCATCATTTATTACTGCCAATTCAACAAAACTATTATCATCAAAATCATCTGTAGATTTTTTAAATAAACTTAAAGATATTTTTAATCTATCAGCACCTGGTGCAGAATAATTATTAAATCCCTGTGAATTATCATTCAAACTTTCATCTATATCTACATTTATTATCTCTTCATTTACATACAGTCCTATCCTATAACTTGGAGCACTATTATACTGATCAAGAATAAGAGTTTCTTGATTTACATTACAAAATTGACCACGAACAAAATATACACCATTTTGAATTTGGAAAGATGAACCAGTTACAGCAGCACTATTTGCTACAGTAAGAGCAAATGGAGATCCAACAGCAATTGCAGTATTACCTAATAATCCAGAAGTTATTATTTCTGAACATATCAATTCTTCTCCATCAGAAAATACTTGAGTAGAATTATTTGAAGTATTGGATGTTAGATAATTTATATAAAGAGTAAGTTGATCTCTTTCAGAATCCTCGGCTAATAAAATTTTATCTACAACAGCACTTACACCAGATCTTTGACCTGTTATTTTTGTACCAATTAGTTGATCTGCATATGCACTTACAGGAACCCCTTGATAATTATTATTAATCTGTATACCATAATAAATTCTATTATATCCAGTATTACCAGGTATTACTTTTGC